CAAAAGATATTGCATTAACAGAAGATGAATTGCAGGCTCAAGTAAGAATTCTTGAAGCAATGCAAAAAGATACTGCCCTCATGAAAACAACAACTGGTCAATTTGGAAGAGTTGCAGTAGGAACAATTGCAGCAGGTAAAGCAAGAGCAGCAATGGGGCCTGCAGGAGCAGGTGTTGGTTCAAGAACAGCAGCAGAAACAGAGATGGCAAGACAGGCATTAATTAGAACAAAATTTAGAGGCGACACAACATTTATTAGAAAACTACAAGGACAGGGCACACAAGCAGTTGATAATTTAATTATTGCTATGGAAAAACGTGCACAAACAAAATCTCCATCAAGAAGAACAAGAAAACTAGGAAAAGACATTATGTCTGGACTAGTTGTTGGAATGCAAGATGAAGAAAAAATTCTTCAAGCACAGGCACAAAGAACAGCAGATATTGCAACTCTTTCAAAAACAAGTTTATATGGAACAACTGGTGGAATTGATCCTGTTCAAAAATCTATTCGTAGGCAACTAGACAAGAGGGCAAGACTTTCTGAAATTCAGCAGGGTATGGCAATAGGTCCAAATGTAATGGGTATGATGGGACAACAACCAACACAAAAGCCAAGCGTACTTGGAAGATTAAGAAATGTTAACCCAATGAAAGCAAGCATGGGTCTGATGGGTGTTGGAATGGCGGGATCAATGCTTCCAGGAAGGGCTGGACAAGTTGCTGGTCAGGCTACGGGTGCTGCATTTATTGCACAAGCACTTCTAATGCTTCCAGGACCACTTAAGTTAGTTGCTGGAGCACTTGCAGCAGGATATGGAATTATAAAAGTAGCAAATTTCTTTAGACAAAAAGAAATTGATGCTATTCAGGGCGTTGGTAGGGCTGCCAACTTAACATCTACTCAGTTAGATAAACTTGGAGAAGTTTTAGGGTTTACACCATTAAAGAGTAATCTTGAAATGGCCAAGCCAGCGGTATCTGGATTAACTACAGAACAAAGTAAACAAGTTGAAGAAACAAGAAAGTTATTAGCAAGCGATAAAGATTTTAAGGGACAGGTTAAAGCAGTTAGTAGTGCAACAGAACAAGAAGCAGATCTTATATTTAAATCTTTAGCCATAAGACTTGCTGGACAAGGTGCAAGTAAAGAAGCAATTCAGAACTATATCTATGCACTACAACAAGAAGCAGGAAGAACTGCTGTTAAATTTGATTTAAAGAGTATTGACTTAAGTACAAAAGAAGGACGAGCAGGATTACAAGGTTCCATAAATACATTATTAAAAGACTATCAAACTGAATTTAATAAAGGATATAAGAAAACAAAGGTCGTTGTTGGCGGAGGAAAAGGTGGAGTAGTAGTAAAAGAAGTAGAGGTTTTAACTAAAGATCTTAAAAAACAATTATCAACCGTTTCAAATGTTGTTGCAAATACCTTTATGGGTCTTGATACACAACTACGATCTGGCATTATTAATGCAGATCAATTTAGTCAATCATTTGATGGTATTTCTTCAAGTATACAAAAAATGCCAAAAGCCAACGCACTATACCTAATGTCAGAATTAATGAAGTCTCTACCTTCAGAACTTGCAAACTCAGCAGCAGGAATTAAAAATGTTTCTGATCAAATGATGATTCTCAAAGCAGCAACTCTTGGCGTATCTGTATCTGCAGCAATGCTTAGCGCACTTGCAGTCCAAAGTGGAGATGGCGGAAGTGAACGCACTAAAGGAAGAATTAGAGCAAAACTAATGAAAGACATTAAAGAACGAATGAAAATGGCAGAAGAGATTGCCAAATCTTTAGGTGGAACAGAAACTGGAAGTGGAACCCCAGGCCTTACTAATATGGAAAAATATAATAAGGCATATGCAATTATTAAGAACTTCTTTGATGCACAAGAAGCATTAATTAGACGTCAAAGAAAGTCAGAAGCAGACCTCTTACAGTCAAAGATTGATAATGCTCAAAAAGCAGTAGATGCTGCTCAAAAAGAAATTGATGCAAAACAAGAACTAATTGATGCCAATAATCGTGAAGCAGATTTAATAAATCGTAAAATTGAAATGAATTATGACAGACCAATTCAAAAGTTGCAAGATGAATCAACAATATTAAATAATAACCTTGAAATTATTCGTAAACAAGAAGACGGAATTAATAAACAGTATGATGCACAAATTGATGCTCTTGAAAAGATATCATCACTAAATCAAGAACTTGCAACAGAAGGAAAGGCAAGGCTTACAATTGCAGATGCTTTAACATCTGGAGATATATCTGCAGCAGCATTTGCAATACAAGAAGCACGTGCAGCATCAGCAGCAGCAAGAATAGATCAACAACAAAAGGCTATGGAGGCATCACGCCAAGCAGCACTTACTGGACTAACTGCTGGTGGAATGACAAAGGATCAAATTGAAGCACGTACATATCAAATTGGTCAACAAACATTTGCACTAGAACAACAGAAAAAAGTTTTACAGGATCAGATTACAGTTATTCAAGATAAGAACTATGCAATTGAACAACAGATTTATAAAGTAAAACAAGACTCTTTAATTCCAAGCCAAAAAATTGTTGACGACACATCTACTATTCTTAAGAATTATAATGAAACAACAGACAAGATAGTTGCTAGCGTTAAGTATCTTGGACAAAGTGCAGAGGCTTGGGAAACAAATAGAATTAAAATAGAGGCTGCAAATTCACAACTTGAATTTACAAAGAAAAATGTACAAGCAGCAAAAACTGCAGCCGAAGGAATACTTGCAGCATGGAGTCAAATAAAAAGTAAAGTAATTACAATTACAACTGTGTACCAAACAGCAGGATCACCACCATCAGCACCAGTTAAAAAAATGTACGGTGGAAAAATAAATGCAATGTCTATGGGTGGTCTAGTTCCTAAGTATTTTGCAAAGGGTGGAAGAATAGGATCTGACTCAGTTCCTGCGATGCTAACTCCTGGAGAATTTGTTGTAAATAAAGCAGCATCAAAAAGATTTGGACCATTACTTGAATCTCTTAATGAGTCTAAATATCCATCAATGATTGGCGCAGGAAGTTCAGGCTACGGTGCCCCAATAAATAATGTATCTAGTTCAGTAAGCGACAACTCCACAGCAGTGTATAATTATAGTTTAGGCTTTAACGTTAATGGAAGTAACTCAAATGCTAATGATATAGCAAAGGCAGTTATGAAAGAAATTAAAAATGTTGATGCACAAAGAATCAGGGGACAAAGACGATAATGGCCACCAGCGCATATCTAACAGGAAGACGCAGATACTCTAGACCACAGGGCATCTTATGGTCAAACAACGCTGGAACGCTCTCTAATGGCCTGTACGTGCCCAATGGCATAGAGGTAGGCGCAACTACTGCAGAAACAGATCCAGACCTACTAGATCAGTTTATTATCCTGTCTGATCATAATAGAAGTGATATGCAATTTAATAATCAAAGAATTGAGCAACGCCAAAGAACAATTAATGGACGTATGCGTTCTTACCATATTGCAGACAAACTTAGCATGTCTGTTTCCTGGAACATGATTCCATCAAGAGGATATGCTGGTTTGCCAGGGTATAGCGAAACAACAGGATTATCACCAGATATAAGAACAACAGATGAATATACAGCAGATGGTGGCGCAGGTGGCGGAGAACTACTTGATTGGTATGAAACACATCAAGGACCATTTTGGATGTATCTAGCATATGATAAATATAAAAATCTTGAAGGACAAAATTATCAATATAATGCTTTAAACAGATATAATCAAATTGTTCAAGTTTATTTTTCAGATTTTAACTATTCTGTCGTAAAGCGTGGAGCAACTAATCATGATCTTTGGAACATATCGGTAACTCTGGAAGAAGTCTAAATGTTTGAAAGTACAGAATTAAAAAATCACTTTGAAACATCTGCAACAGTTAGAACTCAGTCATTAGTTCTTGCTGAGTGGAATATGAATATGCCAGACAATATCTACAAACTTGGCAATTATAGATATAGACCACAAGAACAAGGTTCTCAATTTTTGACATTACTTAATACTTTTGACAATTTAGATACTGGTAATTTTTATACAGGCGCAACAGATGCTGACATTGTTATTGACGGTGGGTTTGAAAATAATGGAACCCCACAACTTTTTACATCAATAAAAGAAAAAAATAAATTACTATACTCATTAGAAGATTGCATAAAACCATTTAGACCACGATCTGGAATTAATAAAGCAACGTTTTTTAATGGTAAATATTTATCAAACTCTGGAAGTGATCTTGCAAGACGACCAAGATACTATATGCCATCAAGATATGATCAATTTAAATACTGGACATCATTTAGAACTGAGTCTGGAGCAGAACGTGGTATTGCTAATATTAAAGTTAATGATACATATTATATTGATGATGCTGTTCCATTTGTTGTTTATAAAGAAAATGTTCCAACAAATAGACTTGTAATTAAAATGCAAACAAATGTTGGAGATATTGAACTTGGAGATTTTACAGACATATCTAAAACATTTCCAGATCCATTTTTTGGGAACAGCAATAAAACTACTCCAACAAGATGGAGAATTCAATACTTAGATGAAAATAACTGGACAGATGCATATGTCATTAATGAAAATGATTTGCGTGAAGACGGAACAGATATAATTCAGCCTGATGGTTATGTTGAATTACAATATGGAATAAAAAATATACCAGATAATTTTCAAGATACTTTTATTTTTGCAGAAACAATATCTTCTAGCACACTTCTTCCAACAGTCTCAATTACTGGATATGCATATTTAGTAATTGAAAATAGTGAAGAAGTTGGAACATTTTATATTTGGAACGGAACGACAAATGAATATGAAACATTTGTTCCAGCATACGGATGGATTCTTGGAAATCAAGAAATAAATAATAAAACAACATTTGTTACAGACTTAACAAATCCATTATATTTTATAGAAGGTCTAAACGGTAAAAGGGTTTACAGAGAGTTTCAAGATATTCGTGGCATAAGAATTGTTGTAGAAAAGATGAATAAATTTGACTCAACATTTGATTTAATTGAAATGTCACCAAGATTAATTGTTGATATTTCAGATAAAGTTACAGAGTATAGTGTGAAAAAAATTCTTTCAGATTTGGGAAACTCTGCTCTTCCAGTAGGACAACTTCTTGCTTCAACTGGAAGCATTTCATTGTTTGATGACGACCAGGCTTTTAACGATAATAATACAGAAAGCATTATTTATAAATATATTCGCAAAAATATTAAATTTAATTTTTATGAAAAAATATTAAATGTTGAGGGATTTGATTACTGGGTTCCAATTAAAACATTGTATTCTGATGGCTTTCCACAAGCAGATGTAACTGCTGGAACCCTACAACTTCAACTAAGAGATTTCTATTTCTTCTTAGAGTCTATGCCTGCTCCAAGAATGCTTGTAACAGAAGTATCACTTAGTTACGCAATTAGTTTATTGCTTGACTATATTGGTTTTAGCAATTACGTTTTTTATAGAGAGTCAAATGAGCAAGATCCAATTATTCCATATTTCTTTATTGCTCCAGACCAAACAGTTGCAGAGGTTTTAAATCAACTTGCAGTATCTACTCAAAGTGCAATGTTTTTTGATGAATATAATAACTTTATTATAATGAGTAAAAATTATATGCTTCCAACAAATAGAGAGGTAGATTTAATCTTGTCTGGATCAAGCAATCAGTCAAAAGATGGAATTATTGAAAATCAAACATCAGGACTATTGCCAAACATTATTTCTATTGCTGCAGAAGATAAAAAAGTTTATAACAATGGAAAGATTAATTATACAACTAGGTATATTCAGAGGTCATACGGCTCTGTTCGCCAATCAAGCATGGTTGATCAAGGCAAGACATGGATATACAAACCATCACTTCTCTGGGAAGTATCTGGAACCGATTCAATAAAAACAATAAATGAAGTTGTATCAAAACAAGGAAAATATGTTTTAGGAGCAATGCCATTAAACTCAGACCTGACTGAAACGGCTCCAGTTGTTATTAACCATAAAGTAGAAAACAACATACTTGATCTTGGACAAAATGTTTATGGATTAACAAGATACCAGGGGTACTTTTATTCAAATGGTGAAATTATAAAATATGATGCCGTTCAGTTTAACTTAACTATGGCTGTTTGGTATTCAATTAACTCCGATGGGTCTTTATCAGAAACATTGCCAAGCATCGTTCTGCCTGGAAGGCTTGCACCTACAGATGTAATTGATGAACTAGATAAAAAGGTAGCATCTGGAGAAATTACTGAGGCAGAAAAAGGAACAGCAATTCAGTTATGGAGAAATACACATAGGCAAGGTAGCAGCAATGTGTGGATATCAAGTAATCAAGAGTATCAAAACTTTTTTAGATCTTTACCCTTTAATGGAAAAATATATCCAACTGGCCTTGTTAGAATCTATTCAACCCCATATTATGAAACAGTAGATGGAATTACTAGATTGCAAAATGGAGAAGTATACGAACACGGTCGTGCACAGTTTGGAACAAAGATAGCAAACCACTCTGCTGGAATTAGTTCTTATTGGTCAGATAACGCCTACGTAAAAGGCTGTGACATGAAGTCAGAATATTTATTTACAACAACTCTTTTAGAAGATATTTCTTTGCCTTCAACAACAATAGGTGCTGCTGGAGTAAATAATGCAAAAGCAAGACAAACTTCAAGAGGTGGAACAATAAAAGACTTTTTTTCATCAAGCCATATAACAGAAACACCAGTTAATAGTATGCTATCAACACAGTCTGGCACAGTTCAATCGTCTGCCTTAGTTATGAGTGGACCATCTTTTACAACGACAGAAACTCCAATAAATCTTGTTTCATATGTTTATAAAGAATTAAATAATTCATATAGACATTTTGGAACAAGAATTAGAGTTGTTGGTAAAATAGAAAATAATGAAAATCGTGCTCAAACTCCAAACGGAAGTACGACATATTATCAAGTTTCTGGAGTACAGCCAGATCAAAATGTAAGTATTGGTGGCGGATCTGGAGGACTTGCAGTATTACTTAATCCAGAAACAAATAATGGGTATTATTTTGAAATTGTTGCACTAACAGAACAAAACATAGAATCATATTTAAAATTAGATAACAAAGGCAATTCTAACATATCAATTAACAATGTTGTTTTTTATAAAATTAAAAAAGATTCATCAAACAATAATGCAATTCCAATAAAACTTTGGGGTGGACTAGCAAAAATTGATGTTGATGATGGAAGATTTACTGGACAATACAGAACAACTGGAGAACCAAATCCAACTGTATATGATTTAGCAGTAGAGTATCAAGATATTGGAAAAACAAGAAGATTTTATTTATATATTAATAATAAACTAATAAAGGTTGTTGATGATACAGATCCGCTTCCAACATATAACAACATCGCTACATTTGTCCGTGGCTCATCTAGATGTATGTTTGAAAATGTATATGCTTTGTCAGAAAACTATTCTCAAAATACAGTTTTTACAGTTGGAGAAACAATCTCTTCTGCATTTGGAGATAAAGAAATAGATGCAAATGAATCATTTAGAAAATATGGAATGAGTGGAATAGTTAAGTCAACCTATTTATCTGGAATCAGTTCTCAGCAACCACCAAAATATAATATGTATTTTGATGAGTTTGGATCAATCATGAGAGAATGCGCCTATTTTGACATTAAGTATGATCGTGCTTATCCAGCACTTTATGCACAACTTTCACCAACGTTTAACAGATTAAAAGGTTATACCACATCTGGGTTTTATGCAGATTCTTATGGTGCAGAATTTTTAATTTTTAATTCTACAGATACATTATTAAACCTTGACGAAACAACTGGAAATTATTTAAGAATTCAAGGCATAACATTTACACAAGATACAACACACGAATTAACAGTTGATGATTATTTTAAGAAAAAAGGTAATCTTTCTAATCCACAACTTAGTGGATCATCTCTTATTTCTTCTACTTTAGTTCAAAAAGAAAAATTTGATAAAATTAAATTAAGCAGAATGATATATGGAAATAATGAATTTACACTACAAACGCCATATATACAGACGCAAGATGATGCAGAAAGCCTAATGGGATGGCTTACTGATAAATTAATGGAACCTAAAAAATCTATTGGAATAAAAATGTTTGCAAATCCAATGATCCAATTGGGCGATATAGTAAATATTAACTATAAAAATACAGACGGAATTGATTTAGTTACAAAAGATGATAGTAAGTTTATAGTATATAATATTGAATATTCACGAAAACTTACTGGTCCAGATATGACCGCTTATTTGGTGGAGGTATAAAATGGCTGGCGCATTTGATAGAGAATCTTTTCCAGTTGCACAAGCACCATCTTCTTCGTCTAATTCTGCACAAATAGCATTTGATAAAGCAATGGCAGCAATAGATAAAGTTTTGGCAAACCCAAAGGCAACACAAAAACAAATTGTTAATGCTATGGATAAACTTAATGCTGCAACTGATAAATATGCAAATTCACTTTTAAATAATATAGGAACATCCTCTAATGCTGGCTCTCCACCAGTTTATGTTGCAGACACTTTTGTTCCAACAGAAGAACCAATAATGTTTTCAGGTGCAAATTTAACTGCAACTCCACCAGCACCAGAGCCAGAGCCAATAATATTACAAGCAGCACCAGTAAAAACAGCAACACCAGACATTGTTTTGTTTGATGATAGTGCATTGCCAATAGAAGTAATGACAGATCTTATTTTTGAAAATATTGGAGGTCAGGAATTAATTAGTATTACTAGATCTGATATTGTTAATGGACAAAAAATATCATATCAACCAATTAAAAATTTATCAGCAATTCAACAACAGTATAATCCAAATAATATACTAGGTCTACAACAGACCGCAAATAGATTTTTTGCTGGATTTTCAATTAAACTAGAAGACAGAATTCCTGAAGTTGGCAATGGGTTAAATGGTGAAAATGTTTATTTTGATGAATCTACTGGAGACCTTATTATTGAGTTTATTAATTTAAACAATGATGAACAAATAGAAACTCAAATAACAGTAAATGGTACAATATATGAAACGAATCTTGGAGACTATACGTCATGATAACTAATACTGGTAAGACGATTATTGCTAAATACCTGCTTGGTCAGGCACCAGCATATGCATCTTACATTGCAATAGGTTGTGGAGCAACACCACTTACAACTGGAAATGATATTGGAGATTATTCAACAAAAACCAATTTAGATTTTGAAATGTTCCGTGTACCTATTTCTTCAAGGGGATTTGTAAACGAAGGTGGACTAGATAAAATTGTATTAACAGCAGAACTACCAACAGAAGAAAGATATGAAATCTCTGAAGTAGGAATATACTCTGCTGGATCAAATCCTTCTGCTGGTGCATTTGATAGCAAAACAGTATTTGCTTTTACACAAACAGAAAATTGGCAACACCATACGCCATCAGCAGCAGTTGCAATTGATACATTTTCTGCAGCACTTGATCAACCAGAATACGATAATATTATTGCTGTTACAGATTCAGTATTTCAAACAAGTTCAGACAATCCAATATTTTTTAAATCTCCAAGAGTTGAAAGATATGAAAGACCAAGATTTTTAAATAATATAATAATGATTCAAGGCGACGATGCTGATATTTCAATTAGCGAAGAAAGTGGGGCAGCCCAAGATCATTTTGTAATAGAGCCAGGATCAAGCCATATTCACCTAACTGGTGCCAGTGTTGATTTTACAAGAAACTCTCCAACAGATGAACTAAGATTGGCATTCTCTGTAGTTAACAAAGATGCAACATCTAATGACATACCAGAAAGAGTTAGAGTTCTTGTTGAGTTTGCGTCAACAGAAACAGAGACTGCAGAATATGCTAGGTTTGAGGCTGAAGTTGTAAACGATAGCAGTGGTGGAGCGTATGATTTTGATACAGAAAGATATTTTGTAGTAACTAAACAACTTCAAGATTTGTATACCTCTGCTAACTTTACCTGGAATGCTGTTACAGTTGTTAAAATCTATGCATGTGTTTTTGCAGAAGAAAGCGGACCAATAGGAATTCCATCTCCAAATTATTATGTTGCTTTAGATGCATTAAGATTGGAAAATGTTACAACGCTAAACCCACTCTATGGACTAACTGGATATTCAATTATACAAACTCAAGATGCATCAACAATTGTTAAAAATCCAAACACTAGTAACTACATTGAATTTAGATTTTCTGTGGATGTGTCTGGCGGAGTAACATCATAATGGCTGATGCAAGCATAAAAAAAGCAATCATTAAAAAAGCATTACTTCCAGCAATTGATTCTAACAATATTGGATATGTTTTTAGATATAGAGTTGTATCAGAAGATAAAAACAGAACATCTCAGTGGTCCCCAATAAATATAGTTGAAGATGACTCAATTACTTCAGTTAATGGTGCATTGCAAATATCTCAAACAATAACAACCGCTGTATGGGATGATGAATTAAATAGACCAAAATATGATATATTTGTTGGTTTTGATAATACAACACCAATATATCACGGAACATCACCAATACATACATATTCATTTTTAAATACTGGTACTACAAATGTTCGTGTTATTATTCAGGCTGAGGGATCACAAAAAACACTAAATGAAAGTCTTGAGATATATGACTCAGGAATAGAATTATTGGTATAATGAAAATAGGAGGAAATTAATGGCTAAGGTACCACTACCAGAAAGAGGGCAACCTCTTGACGTTACATATTTATATTCACTTGTTGAGGCTGTAAATGATTTGTCTACACAGGTTTCATCGGCAACCTATAACTACACAACAGTTGATACAGTAAGTGCTGGCGCACAAAATGTTAAAACATCTGAAACTAGAATAATTGGTGGCTATGTTGAAGTTGCCAACAACTCAACAGTTTCTGCTGGAAACGAAAAAACTTTTACATACGATTTTAGTGATTTTAAATACTCTCCAATAGTTTCAGCAACTGCAGTTAATATTGGACAAACACCTGCAGGACAAAATGTAAATGTTATTCTAAAAACTGTAACAACTTCAAGAATTGAAGGTGTTGTAAGGTTTGGAACTTCTGGAGATTTATCACTAGCAGTACATTTAGTTATTGTTGGAATTCCAAACTAAGGATAAAAATTAATAATGCTTAATTGCAAAAAATGCAATGGCAGACTATTTATTGATAGACAATATAGTGGTTTGCAACATATGGAAACTTATTGTATGGTCTGTGGATCAAGAACCTTTTATCATCCACCGACAGAAAGCGAAGAAGGCAGATGGTTACTGGCAAAGGAATTATTCAGAGCGAAGCGTACAATAACTCAACTGTAATCAAAGGCAATCAAAAAATATGGTTCCTTAACGGTGATCTTGTTAGACTTCACCACAGTTCAAGATCTACTGGTTTAGTTTCTGTTTATAATATTACTAAAGATAGACTTGAGACATGTCTTCGTATAGATTTTAGAAAAAATAGAGAACGTGCATATACCGTAGCAGAGACTGCTAAGTTAATTAATCGTCATAGAAAATACATGCCTAAATTAATTAAGACTGGAATGATTCCGCCACCAGTTGGGGCAAAATTAAATGGTGAACGTGGATTTAGAATAAGATCTTATTATTCAGAAAGCATGGTACGAGACATACGTGCTATACTGGCTACTATACATATAGGACAACCAAGAAAAGATGGACTAATAACAAATAATATGACTCCTACAAGCCAAGAATTGACAAGGCGTATGGGAGACGGTATACTTACATATACGAAGACAGAAGATGGCAGGTTTATTCCTGTGTGGGCAGAGAATATTTAATAGAAGAAATGGTGGGGTATGGAAGAAAATAACAGCACTAAGGTATCAGCAACACTAGGATACACATTAAATTTAGGAAATTTTCAATCTTTAAGAGTTGATCTTGGAGTAGTAGACCAAGTGCGTCAAGGTGAAACCACTGGAGATGCTATGGATCGTGTTTATACTTTTGTTGAGAACCAAGTTATTCAAAAGGTAAAAGACGCAAAAGAATCACTTCTAGAGGACTAATATGGCTGAACGCAAAGACCGTATGGCTTTGCTAAGTAGATATAATAAATTACATCTACAAAGATATGAAGCCAAGTCTAATATGAATCTTAATGTTGAGCAATGGGCTGCAGATGCTCTTGTTGAATCATACGGTATTTCTCAATGCTATGATTTATTAGATTATTATTTTAAGATAGCAGAAAATCCTACTTGGAATTATTTTGCATATAATGCAGAAAAAATTCTTAATGGTAAACTAGAAGTAGAGCAAGATATTAAAGAAAGAACAGAGCGCAGGGAACTAGCAAGGAAGTGGATTAGTGAATAATACAGAGGCAAAGTTAATTACTGCAGTATTAAATGATAAACAAATCCATGTATTATTACAAGCCAATGTTGATAATCTTTTAAGAACGCATAACGATGTCTGGAATTTTATTAGACAGTATTCAGAAAATAATCAATCAGTTCCACCAACATCATTAGTTGTAGAAAAATTTAGAGACTTTACTCCAGTAGAAGGGGTTGGTGCAACAAAGCATCACCTTGAAGAATTACAATCAGAATATTTAAATGATAGCCTTAAAGATATTTTACGCAATGCAGCAGGTGAAGTTCAAAGCGGTAATGGTAACAATGCTCTTGAACATTTAATTACTAAAACATCAGAACTTAAAAAGAATACTGCTGCAATTAGAGATATTGAAGTAACAGACCTTAACTCTGCAGTTGCTTATTTTGAAAATGTAAAAAAGATGCAGGATCTTGGACAGGTTGGAATTAAAACTGGATTGCCAGGATTTGATAACTACCTACCTTCTGGAATCATGCCAGGACAACTTGGAGTATTCCTTGCATATCCAGGTATCGGAAAGTCCTGGTTGGCCCTGTATTTCGCTGTACAGGCTTGGAAACAGGGTCGTAGCCCACTAGTCATAAGTCTTGAAATGTCTGAAACAGAAGTTCGTAATCGTGTATTTGCAATTATGGGTGAAGGTCTTTGGTCTCATCGTAAACTTAGCAATGGAGAAGTAGAAATTGATATGCTTAAAAAGTGGCATGCTGATAAGTTGCAAGGTAAACCAGAGTTTCATATTATTTCCAATGATAGTGGTGGAGAAGTAACTCCTTCAGTTATACGTGGAAAGATTGATCAGTATAAGCCAGACTTTGTTGTTGTTGACTATCTACAACTTATGTCTCCAAATCAAAAGTCAGATAATGAAACGGTACGAATGAAGAACCTTTCACGAGAACTTAAACTTATGTCCATTAGTGAAGAGGTTCCAATTATGGCTATCTCTTCTGCTACACCAGATGATGTTAAAGATTTGTCTAGCCCACCAACTTTAGGGCAGA